ATACTGTATTTCTATTTCATCTAATCCACCTAATTCTTCAGGGGCTTCAGGTAAACCACCAGATCTCAACATAATATTAAAACAACGTGTAATAATCGGCCCTAAACACTCAGCTTCCATCCTCGCTATCTGTGGGCCAAGTAACCTTTGTTGCTGCTGCCTAATAGTTATAATTTCCTCAGCAGTCATATTTAATTTCTCAGGAAGTATTAACTGGTCAGCAAGATAAATATTACGGATACTTTGCTTTAATTCGTTAGCTTTTAAGCTGGAAAAATCTAAACGACCCTCAAACCTCATAAACTTCCAACGCTCTGGGTCTCTAGTAAAGTTAATAGCGTTAGGATTTAACCTAAAAGTACCAAGAATATTCTCATCAGGTGCGAGTATCGGAGGATCAATAGCTTTACTTAACGCCTTTAATTCCATCTCCCTTAAACGATTAATAGAAATAATGTCTGGCATCGCAATATCGGCTGGTGATCTACCCCATAATTCACCAGTTACACGCTCGAATCTGGCTACAACAAAAGGTAAATCATTAAACCCACCCTCTTTTAATATCAACTTACTACTCTTATCTACATCATAAGAAATAAATTTAAAAGAATCAGCTTTACCACCAGCATAATCATCGTTAGGTTTAATACATTTTATAATTGTGTACTGTTTATCAGGGCTATCTTCTAATGCTTCAGTAACAGCTTCAGGAAGCATCTTCTTCTCAAACTCCTGGTGCATCTGGCGAACAGTTTTTGTGTATTCCCAATAAACTGTATCCGTTTTTCCTGTGTAATCTTCATCAAATACAAACCTACCTACAGGGATACCCTTAAAATTAAACCCTGCAAAGTTTTCATTCTGTAGATCCTTCTCCTCTATAAGAATATTAACTGTCCCAAATGTTACAAAATCATAAAACGCTTCACCCATAACAGTATAAAAATTACTTGAATGAAGAGAATTAAATATCCTCGTAGAAGATTCTTGGAACCAACCACTAACTGGATTTAAAGTATTTAACATACCCATGGGATGACCATCAGGTATCTTTAATCCAAACCACCTGCTAGATTGTGGAATTAAAGCGTTCTGCATTGAAGTTGCCATAATTCTGGAAGCTTCAGATGCTGTCGAATCAAACCTTTTGTTTGTAAACCTTTGACCTACACTTACATCAGATGTGTCTATAGCCTGTCGTGTTGGTCGTATATAGTTACGAACATCCCTGAAAAATTCCTCGAAGTTAGTCCTCTCTAAAACTAACTTGTTGTAACGTCTAATAACTTTGTGAGCTAGTTCTTCTTTTTTAACTGTCTGCATTTAACCACCTAGTAATGTTGGTTGCCCTAAAGTTTCTTCATCTTCTCCTAAAACACCTTTAGGCCGAACTTTACCTCGACCAAGAACCCTACCACTACTCTCACCTCTTTGCTGATCGTATGCTTCTCTTGATATAAATGGCATCCTCTCAAATTTTCCACCCAACCTGTCAGCACCTTCGGCAACAACATATGTTTGCCCAGGTGAAATAGCCTCAAATGATCTGCCACTAGCAGACCTTCTTCTCTCAATTAACGGATTATCTCTTTCAAATTCAATCCTTCTATCTAAATCCGCAAGTTGGCTTTGACGAATTGCAGCTTGTTGCTGTGCTTGTGCCTTTGCAGCATCCTCAGCACTAGGTTGATTTTGCCTTGACCTAGCATCAATATCTGATTGGCGTTGACCGAATTGTTGATTGTATTGTTCTGTCCCAGATGGGTACTCCTCCCAACCAGATTGCGTCATTTTTGCCGGTGGACGATCGATTAAACCACTTTCCGAAAAACCCACCGTATATCCAGGCTTACCAGATAATTTCCCAACATCACGATGGCCAGCATACCGTTCCCTACCAAGACTCGAAGGCATACCACCCCTTCGTGGTATTGTTTGGTCAGCATAACTGGGAACAGGTCTTCCACTTTGAGCATAAGTGTCCCAATCTGGTGTTTGTAATTTAGCCTCTAACTCAATCATGCGATTCTCTTCAGCACGGGTCATACCATGCTGTTCGGAGTCACGCAAAGAAGCTAAATGGCGTTTCTCCATCGCCTCAGAAGGAGAAAGCTTCATAGGTGCTGGCCCCCATGGTTTAGGCTTAGGCATCCCCATAATATTACCCTAACTTATTAAAGGTTTATCAAGATTTTCTTCAGGTACTTCAGGGTCAAGTAATAATCCCGTACCAGTATACATAGTACCCCTCGCACCACCTTTTCTACTCCTTAATCTATCACGCTCGTCCTTAGCTTTCTTCGCTATCTCCTCAGCAGTAGGTGCCCCCAACTCTTCAGGCATAACCCTCTCAGGTAACGGTTCAGGTTGTGGTATAGGTGGTAAAGACGGAGCTACCGACTCAATAGGTGGTAATGGAGGTAACGGCGGTGGTGGCGGAATAGATGGAGTGGATTTTCCTCCCATTGTACTCTCCTAGTGATAGTTGTTTTTATTTATTTCAAATACTTCACCAGTTAAAACATCATACTCCTCTACAGCATAGTTTTGACGTTTAACTGATATAATCATATCTTCATCTATAGCTTTTAATGCTGTCGCAAGAGAATCAAATGGATTAGAAGCCCAATCGTGAAGAGGACGATCTTTGTAGCATCCTCGCTTCTCATCCCATTCCTTTCTATAAGACTTTAAAGCTTTTATTAAACCACCACATCTGGTCTCATCAAAATGACAACGATTTAACATTAACCTAGCAGTCTCTATCTTATCCATAACATCCGATACTCTTCTCACAGTATCAAACCTAAACCCCAAATCCTGGGCAAATTCCTTACGACTCTTGCCTAAAGAAAAATCCCTTTTTTCTATATCCCATGGAGCAAAATGCCTGTCATACAAGTACCCCTTGCTCTGAGTATACTTTATATAATGTAATAAACCCTCATCAGAATTCTCATAAAAATCAAATATTCTTATGTCGTCCCTGTAAATCTGGAAGAAGATAATACATGTTGTATCGTTAATACCGAGATCCCATGCCGTATAAACCGGATGATTCTCCATTAACGAAACGCTTCCTATTCTTTCGTCTTTGTAGGCTACAGCTACTTCTCGTATAAAATACGCTCCCTCAATGGATTGCTCAAACGCTTCATTAGGAGTAGAGGGATATTCCCTCTTCATGTCATCTCCTAATTCTTTCTTCTTCTTGGCATACCAGTTTTTTTGGGTCTTGTCAAGATTTATGTCGTTGTCATCTTTTAACTCCTTGAAATATTCCTTCTCCTCCTTCGTTAAAATAGTGTCAGTAGATATCTTGTATTCAGGTTCCTTCCACCAAGGGAAAAAGAAAAACTCATAATCAAGTGCGGATAACTCTTTACCACTATGATAATACATTCTGGCATCCATACACTTTTCGTAAAAATCACCTTGGTTGCCCATAGCGGTGGATTCAATTACCAGCAAAGCATCTTTAGGTAAAGTCTCAATACTACCAGTTCTCATCTCCCTGGCTTTCTCAGGTTCCTTAGCACAAGTCTTACCATACTCAGTTATAAGTAGTTCGGTAAGTGTACCAGACCTCATGCTCGTACCAACCCTGAAAGCTGACCCATTCCTCCATACCAATCGCTTGCCCTGATCCGATTCCAATGGACACATATCCATTATTATCGCCCTAATAGCTGGCATATCCAAAGCTATGTTGTCCCAAACCCCCTTTACCTTCGTTCTGAATATCTCTTCTGAATTTTCCCTGGTGTCAGCTATAATACCAGCTTCCCTGTTAGGGTTAAAAATACAATCGTCTAAAAAAAATATACTGAAAAATGTTGTGACCCCTAACTGCCTGGCTTTTAAAATTATGTTCCTAGTCCAAAGATCTGTATATAATTCAGTCTGCGCCCAGTTAGGTCTAAACTGAATTAAAGAAGAATCCTTACCAGTCTTTGGCTTAATCCAATATAGATTATTAAGCCTCCACCACCTGTCTTTTATGTTCTCTACAATATCTTGTTCTGTAAACATTAATTATTCTGTTATATCGTCAATAACATCTTCTATTGTTGGTTTTTTTCTCGGTTTTCCCTTTAATTTAAACTCAGTAGCCTTATGACTCATCTCCCCTATAGCCCTGGTAATTAAGTCATTTCCCCTGTTATCTGTCATAATATTAACAGCTTTTAAGTCAGGATAAGCCTTACCAGCTAAAAAAGTCAGTAATCTTACCCTATTAGTCTCAGATAACTCACCAGCCCGTAACTCCTTTATAATCTCAGCTATAGGCTCAAACTCATGCTGATAACATACACCCCCAATGTATGCCATAGCATTCTTGTCCCCCTCCTCACTCTTGACCTGATCGTAACTCTTTATCTCTACATCGTCTTCTTTTTTCTTATTTTTTTTTACTTCTTCTGGGGGTACATAAAATTCGTCTTCAGGATGCGCTGCTGTCATTTTATCCTTTCACCATAGGATATTCTGTAAAAAGCCTTCCAATCTTCACCCTCCATCCTACACATAGATGGATTTAAAGAGGCTGTATGGTAAACCTTATCATCAACAAAAACAATCTCTTTTAGTTTTGGGTAAACAATCATAGTCCTGCAACCACCCCTCGGATGCGGAATACACCCAAAATTCTGTCCAATAGGAGCAACTTCAGGATGAGCATACATTGCAAAAGACCCGTTAATCATAAATCTTACAACAATACCTAAAGATGGGTCTAACCTCCAATGTACATTATTATCACTGTAAACATCACCTAGTATTGGTTCTAATGGGCAAGCATATGAATTTGCTGTAATAAATACAAAAAACAACAAATTTAATAGGTATTTCATTTGTAAGCAATCGACTGATCGTTACACTTAGATAGCTGACCCTCCAATTTAATTACATATTCTGTTAAATTTGAAAAATCAACACCACCCATACACATTAAACCCTTCTCAGAAGATATATTGAGTTCAGGTTTCTTTGGTATTGGATAAGTCTTTAGATTCCTTTGGGTTAGGCTTCCGCATCCAAAAGTTAAGAGCGTTGTCACCAGAAAAATGCTCGATCTTAGCGTTAATCTCCTTATCCTTCGCTTCGTCATTCTCGTCAACCTTGTTAGCAATTTTAAAGCCTTCCTCTAAATACTCCAGGGCTGCACCCTTAAAACCCTCCTTTTTTGCGTATAAGTATATGAGTATTATAAGAAATACAGCCCCTCCAATTAAATAAATAGTCATTTCTTCTCGTTCTTGTTATGGAAAACATTTAAACTTAACCAATTTAAAATAGGCCAAATCTTACCAAGAATAGGAACCTTCTCGGCATACTCGTCTTTTAACGTTAGCGTAACTGAAGATGCCATAGTTACAATAATACAAGCCATGCTAAACCAAGACTGAGATTCAACCCAACCGCTAAACATTTCCATTAGTTGCTCCTTTTATTAATTTTTGCAATATTGCTTGTAGACAGAATACACAATACAAGCAAGTACAATCATCCCCATGTAACAATGAACCGTCATGTTCGCTAGCATAATTCATCCACCACCTCTCAACTGAACTAAAGTTTTAGATAAACTGTTTATGATTTGCTCCTCAGTTTTACACTTTTTCTTCGGTAAGTCAAGCCTCGCTAAAATGATATGTAGTAATTCGTGGATTAATGTGTGCTCTATATCATGCTTTGGATCTCTACCCCTGTCATTCCAAACCCTTACACTAGCCTCCTCGTTTAAATCGTCTATGTCGCACTCTCCATAGTTGTTGCCGTTAGTCTCTAAGTCGTCCCTAGTGCAAAAAACAAACTCTATGTCCCAAGATGTAAGCCTTAGTATATCCTGCCAGTATATACAAAGTTCTAGAAATTCGTTTTTTTTGTAATTTACTTTAGCCATTTCAAAGACTTTTCCAAAATACGGTCGTTCTGTAGATGGGAATATACGTCATAACATTGAAAGCAATTTTCCGACCCCCACCCCCCCTTTACAAATTAATTCATTGCATAAGAAAAAAAACTTTATTAACCAATGATACCATAACAGAGCAGGTCTATCA